GAGAAGGTGGGCTAGATCTTGGAGATACAGGTGCACTTGAGCTAGGTCGGCCTCCTGCAGGAGAACCGGTGGAATTAACACCAGAACAAGAGCTGTACGTAAGAGCAATTGATTCACTTTCCAAGGATTTAAAGGACATTTTATATGATCAATATATAAAAATCAATTCCAATCGTAATGTAGAGGATATTTCTACAGAGAATACTTTTACTTATCAACCAATGTTTACTCGAGCATCCAAGATTAAAAATTCAGCAGATGAAAGGGAAAGCTCACTTGAATTACTATTAGAAGTTCTAAATCAGATTGATGTTGTATCTATCCTTGAAAACCTTGTTTCAAGAGGTTGGGATATAGATATCTTGCTTAGGGATTATATTAAATCCCGAAAGGAAGATGAAATAAAAGAGTTTTTTAAAAAACTCTTAGAAAACAAGAATCAAACTGTTGTACCAACAGGTAGTAAACAATCAACTGTAAGTAAGGAGAGACATATGGACATTAAAATTCAAGATGGTGTTATCTCAACTGCTTCTTTAACATCACAGAATGTTGTTAATCAAATCAAAGGTTCTGTACATCAAGCAAAGTCAGGTTTTAGAAAACTTGCACAGATGAAAGTAAAACATGCTTTTTTTACAAACTTAAAAAAAGCAAAAGGGGCAGTAGATGAAGTAAGTGATGGTTCAGCTAATGAAGATCTTGGTGCATTAAAATTCTTAGATGAACCGAAACCTTCGGATTCTGATATTCAACAGCAACTTGAAACTGTAAAAGATTTGTTAAACCAGGTACTTGAAGCTGTTAGCCAAGGTGTTTCCTTTAGAGATCAGAATCAGAAAAACCTTTCTGTTGATGAACTTTCAGATATTGATAATGCAATTGAGGAAGGAAACAACTTTTTAGAAGAAGGTAATAAAGCCTTAGAATCTGAAAGTAAAATGCTTGAGAAAGGTAAAGAGAAAGAAGAAAAAGGTAAAGAGAAAGAAGAAAAAGGTAAAGAGAAAGAAGAAAAAGGTAAAAAAGAGGAAGGTAAAGAAGCTCCTTTAAAAGAAGAGCCTACGAGAAAGCTACAAGAAAAATCTTCAAGAGAAGAAACTATATCTAGATTGAGAGAAAGGTTAGCTGCACTTAGGCAAAATAGGATGGAACAGAAAAAAGAAGGTCAGTTGTATGGTTCTTGGAAAGACCTTTGTACACAGAAACAGGATACTAAGCTTAACAATAAAGAAGTAGCTCCATTAAAAGGTACCGGGGATAATTTACCAGATGAAAATTCTCCTATTTCATTGGGTAAGAGGACAGATATTTCTGAATTCAAAGCTAAGTTTCCAAAACCTAAAAAAGCAAGTGCAACAGACGAACAGTATGCAGCTGATGCTATTAAGAGAGCTGTTAAAGCTTCCTTAATGAAAGCTAGGCTTGCAACTTCTTTAGCTTGTCAGCAGCAACTAAAAGGGCTTATTCCTAATCCTCTGAAGGATGCATTAATTGAAGAGATTACTTCTACATTAAATGTATCTGCAGATGTTGCTGATGCTATTGTACATAATGCTTTCTTGAAAGGTTATGAGGATAGCCAGGTAAATGTTATCAAAGAAGCATTTGACTTCTTATATCATCAAGATCTCAACAAGTTTGGTGAGATTGTTAAGTTTGTAAAAGCGTATGATGGTTCTCAGCTGGTATCAAAGAATGCAGAACCTAGAAAAGAAGAAAGTGATGTTAAAGTAAAACAAGCATCTGTTCCTTTAAGAGGAACTCCTTCTGATAAGAAAGATGACTCAAGAAAATTATATGCAGACTTCTGGCGTGCATACCAGATGGAAAATTTAAGTAAGTAAGGAGGATACACTATGGTATCTAATATGCTTCCGCCTATTGGCAGGAGTGGAATCCCAAACACAGTTCGTCGTCTGGCTGGTGGAGAAACCCCGGGTTGGCGTGATGTAGATAGTGCAACTGATTTTATGGCAGGTATGGTTGCAGGTTTGAAAATGGTAGGTAATAAAGTTGTTGTTACTAAGTATAGTGGTAATGAACCTGTTATAGGTTTATTTTACTGCCATAAGACTACTTGGTTTTATCGCCCTGTTGTAAATGCTGAGGTGACTTTTGGTTCTGACCAGAAGGCTTACTTGAAGCCTTACATTGCTACAGGATCACTTGTTGTTATAAACCCAAGTACAGGTGCTGCTATTTCATCAGATTCAGGTAATAACTGGACTATTGATGAAACTAATGGTGTTTTAACACGAGTAAGTACTACTAATGTGCCTGCTACTGTTTTAGTAACATACAGATACAAAGATCCTAATCAGGCTGGTATCGACCAGACGATGAGCGGCAAAGTATCTGTGCTTGAAGGAAATGCTGAGTTAGCTACATTAGTGTATAACACAGCAGCAGCTTGGACATTAGGTGCTACAGTAAGAGCAGGTAATGATGGTTTATTAACTGTAGGTGGTTCGGGTGCGATAATTGGTATCGTCACTAAACCCCCTACAGCTGATGATCCAGAACTTCATATTAAGATGAGACTGTAAGGAGGTGATAGAATATGTGGTCTGCTAACATGAAACCTAAGAAGGTTGCAAGTGCTCCAGAACAGCTGATGAATCCGAAAGGTTTCGGCGGCTTCCGTTCTGATGGAAAAGAAGTTGATAGTAAAGATGATATGTTCAATGCAAAAGGTGAGTTGAATGCATATAGTGTTAAAGATGCCATGGAGAATATAGATAAGTTTGGGCGTCTTCGTAGCAAATATGCAAATAAAAATCAGTCACCTTATACGTATGAGGATAAACAGCGTATTTTATCATACGCTTTTGAAACTGGTCCTGAAGAGAGATTGAAATTTGGTGCTGAAATGGTTCCACTGATTCTTGAAAGGCTCGATTATCAGGGATTTTGCCGTCAAATTTTCTATACACACGAGCTTGCACAGGGTCAGATTAACTGCTACGAGAAGGATATTAATGTTGCTGCGCTAGTTATTCAGGAAGATGGTTACACAGTTGAAACCCAGGTAAAGGGGGACCGTGTATTTCCATATGAATTCTTAGTAACTTCAATGCCTCAGGTTACATTAAGTGAAGTTTATCAGCGCCAGTTTGATATTATTGATCGTATTCACAACAAGACGCTCTATCAGATTATGCTGAAGGAAGATAGGGCTGCAATGCGTGAATTGTATCAGGCAAGCACAGTGGAAAATTCTCCTCTTTATCTCACTGGTGCATTAGGTAAAGAAGCTCTTGAAAACTTACAGCTCCAGGTTGAAAGGCATCGTTTGCAGGTTGAAAAATTCATCATGAATCGTCAGGAATTTGGCGATTTAAAGAAAGCGATGAATGCAATGGATTTTGATCCGATGACCTCACGCGATTTCTTGTTGACTGGTATATTTGGGTCAATCTGGGGTATTGACATTTTTGTAACTGCAGGTGTAGACGAGCGAGGATTAGAAAATGTTTCTGTTCCTCCAGGAGTTATATTTGCAGTAACTGGCGGTCGTACATTAGGTGTAATGCCGATTCGTATCAACTTACAGGTTCTTCCTGCTGATCAGTTTGTATTTGGCAAACCTAAATATGCATGGTTGTTTGTTGAACAGATTTCAATGGCTGTATTGAACCCACGTTCAGTTGCAGTTGCTATTAAACAGACTGCTTCTGTACCTGCATGGTTGACAGATTGATTATAATACTATAAGAACCCCCTTTTGTTGTTTAATAAAGCTTAGCCCTATAACAGGGCTAAGCTTTAATTTTTTAGTTAACATTTTAGGTGTTAGTCATATAATTATTAATTATATAGTATGTTACATCACATTAAATGAAATTAAATTAAAGGAGAGATGATATGACTTTAAACATTCAAGATGAATTACTACAAAAGCTACAAAACCAAGAAAGGTTGCTAAAGGAAAAGATTCAACAAGGTGCTGTTAATGTAGAGGGACTTCCTGGAGGTCTTGAAGGTGAGTTTGTTTTAGAAGATTTTGCTATTACTCCAACTACAACAGCTTCAAGTATACCTAAGGATCATCAAAAAGTACTAGAAGAACTTAACAAAAAAGTTGACTCTGTTATTAATACAACTGTTGAATCTCAAGTTTCAGCATCACCTTCAGTACAAAGGGAGAGGGTAAAAGAAAATACTCTTACACCTTATCATGATGAATTTGGAAATGAAACATTCTATGTGAAGAATATAACAAATGGTCATGTTATTATAACGGGTATTGGTATAGATTCAATACCAAAAGGTTCTGTTGTAGATTTGCTTGAGTATACAGATTTGAAAACATTAAAAGAATCCTACCACTTAAGACGCGCTTTATCAGAAAACTCAGGTAAACCTTTGTTAAAACGGCTAACAGTAGAGCAGTATAGAAAGGAGAAAGAATTAAAATCCTTCACTCAATCTAAAATCTCTCAGATGAAAAAAGAGATTTATGTTGAAGAAGCCAAGAAAGAAGGTAAAAATGTTACTAATCCTATTAGGCCTGTTGTGCTTGCACAGCTAGAAAAACTTTCTCTTGGTAAGAAACCGGAAACAAAAGCTCAAGGTATTACTCCGCTTGAATTTATTGAGTGGATGGAGAGTGAGAACTTTACTGTTGATGAACTTGATCATATACTTAGTTTAGTTCAAGACACTGATGTAAAAATGTATGTAATTCAACGAAAACAATTACTTTAATCTTTTGTTTAGCAAAGGTGTTGTGTATGATACGGTTGCTTGATATTGTGTCTAAAGAAACAACTGGAATTATTTTCAAGAGTATTGAGTTAGATAGTGTAGATAAGGTAGCATATATACTATATGATACATATCCTGAAGAGGCTCAATCTCAGTTACCAGATTATATTACGTGGCGATCATTAAGTGAATTAGACACTACACTTGATACTGTTGTTTTTAAAGCTACGAATTCTTGTTTATTTCCTTCATACACAACACCTATATCAGATTATCTTGTGTTGAGAGATAGGGGATTTAAAGTTTTAACTTTTATGGAATATGAGATATTGCAATCACTTCTAACACGATTAGATCTTGTGAGACGTAGATTACCAAATCCAGGTAGTGTTATTTCTGATACAGATGGTGTGGGTCAAGGTGGTGTAGTTTCTTTCGCAGGAGGTTTTGATAAGAAATTTTCAGTAGATGAACTCATGCAATTTATTGAAGGAGCGTTAGTTGAGATAAACATTCATCCCCCTGCAAGTACATATTATTGGTATTTTACAAGTGTACAAGAGGAGACTTTATACACTAATCCTTACTCCTTTTATAATGGTGTACCTTACAAGATGTTTGATCTAATAATACAAGGTGCGCTTATACGAGCCCTTATTTCTTGGGGCATCTTAGAGGTGGATATACACTTTACAGCTTCCGATTCTGGGTTACAGATTACATATGATAGAGCTTCTCATGTTAAGGGTTGGCATGATACACTACTTGCTGAGTATGCAAAACAGAAAGACCTTGTTAAGTGGGATTGTGTTAATTCTTATGGTGTAGGTGTTGGTACTGTACCTTTTGCTGCTTTAGGTATTATCGGTGCTGCAACAAATATGATACAAGAACATGGTGTATTGCCTATGAATACGCTAGTAGGTTTCTTTAGCAGAGGTTATACACCGCTATGATTCATAAATGCAAATATTGTGGCACAACAGAAGATCTTTTTGTTACTAAAGTTGGTAACTCAAAAAACAATATGAGAGAATCTGTTACAAACATTTGTAGAACCTGTAAAAGTAAGCTTATGAAAAAAGCAGCTACTACATTAGGTTCTCGTAAGTATTCTACTAAAGAACAACTGCTTTTTAAGATTGTTAAAAGTATTTATTCAGATGCTACTACAGGATCATCACTTGTTGTTGATTCAGGTCGTGCTTTAAATCCTGATATTCTAGTTGAAAGTATGAAACTTGTTATTGAGTATGATGGTTCTTATTTTCATACACAAGAACATGATAATGAAAGGGATAAGCGGTTAGTTAAAGCAGGTTATAGAGTAATGCATTATGTTAACTGTTTACCTAGTAAACAGACCTTGTTAAAAGATATACAACATATTTTTTCAAACAATGGCTCTGTTTTATACAGAGAAAATTCCACTGTAAAGATTGATTTCCTTTCTTAATAAATACTTCTAGTATTCTATTATTTTTTCAACTATATTATAAACTATAATGAGGTGAATACTATGGCGAAATATACAGGTTTAGTACGATTTATTTCTAGTAGCAAGCAGACAGCTTTGGTAAAACAACAAGAGCAAGGTGCTGATTATTTAGATGGTTATAGAAGAATCAAAGCTGATTTTTCATCGACTACTCGTGATTCTATTATATCGTATGATTACAAGAAAGACCTTAAAGTTGCTTATGAGACTGAGAATGAGGTTGTTATCTCTTAACAATAAGGATTATATAACATGGGTAAGATAAAAATACCTTCTGTTTCTTCTATAGAGGATTATTTTCAGCAAGTTTATGATAGGGATATTCGTAAAGATATACTTGGAGCGGATGAAAAGGAAAAATTTCGTCAAGAGTATAAACTAAGTAGAAAAGCTGATAGTGAGAAGATTATAGATATACCTCCTGTTGACCAGACTGCAAAATCTAGTCCAGCAAAAACAGATGTATCGATTGATAATCTTACACTATCAACGGATACTACTGTAGGAATATCACCTGAAGAGCTTCAAAAGATATGGGCTGAAGTTTTACAGATTAAAACTCTAGTACAAGATATAGATTTTCAGCAGAAGTTGAAAAAGGTACTAGATGAGGTTGATTCTTACATACAAGATAAAATTAAAGAGCTTGATAAAAAGCTAGAAGATTTTATGAATCGAAATGTCCCTAAACGCAAACAATATGATTCTTCAGGTGTTTACAAAGAACATGTATTTAAAGTTGTTGAATATGTACTTGATGATGTTTTAACACAACTTGTAGATCAAGTGCCTCGCTATACATTTATTTCAAGCCAGGTATCAAAATTGTTTGAAGATGGAACGATATGTAATGCACTTGTAAGTGTTGTTGTAAGTATTGTTTATGAAGGATACAAGTACGATTTTAAAGCAGATGTTCCTATTGTAAACGGAGTTGCTCTTGCTCCATTGTATTTACAAAGAGGATTGAAACTGATACCTCTTACAAAACAGGATATACACAGTGAACTTGAATCAATGTCATTTAGTAAAGTTGAACCTGAGTATGTTACAAAACCTAACTTGTTTAGTAATACGCAAACTATGCATCATCGGCAGCAGGATACTCAAAAGATGTATCCAGTTGATACAAACAAGAACTTACAGGAAGTAAGTCTACCAGAGCTATCGCAATGGCTTACCCAACGTATAAAACAGAGGTGGACAGATGAAGGATGATTCTTTGTTTTACACTAGAGATTTAGTGCTAGCAACTTTTTTAGTTTATTCAGGTGTAAAACTTGCAAAAGGTTATGATAAAGAAACAGGTTCTTGGGTATTTTATGACCCAGTTGAATGTGCTTCTCTTAGTTTAGATTTACGTAATGGAGATGCTACTGTTGAAATATTAAAGTATGAATCAATTAGACGAAACCTTTTAGGAATGGTACATGATAATACAATGTCTAGTGTTAAGTAAAAGAAAAATATGTTAAAATTTAACGTACGAAAAAGTAATAGAGAAGTAAAGCAGATTTATTATAGTAATAGAGTCTTAGAACTACTTGCTTCTGCTTTAGTTTCTACAGTTAGTGATCCTGTATTAAGGGGGTTGTTATACCAATGCCTGTACGAGTTAAAAGTGAGAAAAAAGGGTTAACTTGTTTAAGTATTTCAGGAGTACCTATAGATATTTATGATGCGTTTAAGAAGAAACTTAAAGAAGAAGGGTATACTATACAAGAAGGTTTCTATTTGCTTATAAAAGCTTACTTAGAAGATCGAATCAAATTAGATTAGGTGTGTTATGGCGAATACATGTATAATATCAGGAGCAGTAATATCTGGTACAGGTGCTGGTGTTACTGGTGTATTGGTTTTTGCTAGGCCTTATCAGATTGGAACTGTCCATGCACAACTTAATGCATTCATTTCGCAAGATGTTATAAGTTCAGTTACAGATAGCAATGGTTTGTTTACAATTTCATTGTTAAAAAATGTTGAGTATGTTATTAGTATACCTGTTATTGGTTTTAAGAAGAAAATACTGGTTCCTGATCAAGATACTTGCACACTTGAAGGTCTTATCAGTGCACCTATCACAGGTGAATCTCCTTCAGGAGGTAATACAAATTGGTGAGTGATAAACTTGAATATAAAGGTAAGTATCTAGAAGTATTTAAGAGTTCAGAAGGATATGAGTATATTGTTGAACCTGGTGGAGTTTATATTCTTCCATTTAAAGTGTATTATAATGAGTCTTTGCATAAAAATAGTGTTCGGTTTCTAATCCGACAAGAATATACACCTCACTTAGGTATGGTGCTTAGACCTATTTCAGGGACGATAGATAGAGGAGAAGAGTTTAATCCTGTTATAACAGCAATACGAGAATTACAAGAGGAAACTGGTTATAAAGTTTCTGAAAATGATGTAGCACTTATTAAGAAAATTCTCTTTCCTTATATTTGTATCAAAAAGGAATTTTATGTATACTTAGTTGATTTGTCGTCTTACTTGGAACCTGCAACACCAACTACTGGTGATGATTATTTTGAGCAGTTAAGCACAAACTTGTGGGTCGATTTCTTTGCTATAGAAAAACTTATCACTTCTAGTACAAGTATGGAAATTATATCTATGTTATCATTGGTTTATTTTATCTTCAAGAAGAGCTTGTATGAGATGGACTAATACAACCAGAAATGATATACGTGGGGTTGTAGATAAATATAATATCTACAACAGACTACTAAACCGTAATCGTATTATTATGAATGGGTTTGGCTCTCCTTGTACATTGTTTAAGAATTCCACTATTACTCCAATAGGTAATGTTGTGCCTGGGCTTACTAGATGCTATTGCTGGAACTCTCAAACAAATACTCCTGATAAAACACATATTTTATGTGATGGAACAGGCTACTTAGAAGGTTATCAAAAATATGGTTACAAAGAGTATACACTGTCAACCCCATCAAAATATGATTATCAATCTCCAGGGGTTATTGTCCAAGCTGATAGAAAAGCATTTACACTATCAGGTACAGCATTGACAGGTTATATAGAAACTACATGGTTATCATTAGAAAAATTTTGTGAGGTAGATTATTTTCTTGTAGCAGATCAGTTTGATCCTAGTATAAATAGAGTAAGATATTATTACTCTATAGATGGTACTACATGGACAGAACTAACAATGGTACCTTCAACTGATTTGTTAAGTAATCGTAAAGCACAATCGCTTGTATTTACTGAACCATATCCTACACAAATTAAGTTTAGAGTTGTATTTGAAAGAAAAACTTCTACATCTCCTAGTAGTAAGTTTAATTCAATACGATTTAGATATAGAAACCATCCAACTCTTTGGGAGATTGATAATAGATTTAATATACATATACCTGCATTTTTAGCCTCTCGTGTTGCTCCAACTGAAGAAGTAGCACAAGGTGAATATGGTTGGACTGTTAAGAAGCCATTGCGTTGGTGGGTTATGCCTGAAGTAAGAGTTGAAGAAACTGATGTAATTGAGTTCTTAACTGGTACGTTTTCAGGTCAGCGATACAGGGCTGTTAAACTCACAAAGTATACATATGGTCCGCAACTTCAATTGTTACATACTGAATTTGATACTGAGTTAATACGTGCAATAGAAGATGTTGGTGGTGTAATTTATACTTTATTGTAATCGTGAGGTGAATTACTATGTCAAAAGAAAAAGAACTAGAAGTTGGTAAAATGATAGAACAAGAGCATAAAGATACTATTAAGAAAATTATTACTGATGCTGAAAATGATAGTGAAAAAGCTAAGAATAGCATATCTGAATATGTAGAAGATATTGCAAAAGATCATATTGAAGAAATACCTAATTATTATACAGGTAAAGGAGGATTACTTGATATGGAAGAAAAGCTAAAACAAGATTTGAAGAACAAAAAGTCAACTCAAGTGTTGAAAGATGCAGTACCTTTCTTACTTGATTTGAATCAGCGATATCGAAAACAAGGAATGGATTTAATGAAAGCACTTCGTGTATGGGGTGAAAACAATTTAACTGTTACAGATGTTCAAGAGTTAGTTAAAGGTGATGTTCATACTAACTTATGCCCTCGTGAAGCTGCTTATCTACTTTCTCTTGCCAAGAAAATGGCATATCAGAGTGAAGATTTATATTCTGAAAAGATTGCTGATACTGAAAGAGCATATAGTTACCTTAACAGTAAGAGAGTAATACCATTAACTCCCTATGTAAAAAGGTTAGTAGACAAAGTTAGTAGTACACATTATCAAAGTAAAGTAGGTGGTGTGATGTGGAAAATTATCGTTGACAACGACCAGCTACATCTTGCACGTATAGAGGAGGAGGGTGAGTGTGAGGATAAAAAATAGTAGTGTTGAAGTACTGTTTTCAGAAATCTTGATTGATGATGATGGTGTTATCATCCGACCATCTGAGTGCCCTGGTTCAGGTAGAGTAGAAGATCTAGTATATGATGAGGAAAAACAACCTTGTTGTATATTTAAAGATTCTCCTTGTCTATACTTTGATAAAGTATATGTTACAAGCTCTTTAAGGAATAAAACAATACTCTGTAATGTTATAAGTATAGAAAAATGAGTTTATTTGCAAGACAACATCCTGATGTCATAGGTGCACCTCTTGAGGATTTTCATTGGTCTTTTATTGAGACGCAGACATCTTCTGTTATTGTTGAAATTCTTAAAACTTTTTTTAACCAAAATAGTAGCTATTTTTCTGTTGTGTTTCCTTCAATTGAAAGCTTTCAAAATTCTGAGGACAAGAAAAAGTTATTTGTTTCGAAAGTATTTTCCTATACAACTAGAAAATTTCCTATGATTGCTGTTGTTGTTATGCAACATCAAGAGAAACCTGTATACATCGGTTCAGATAATCTGGTGTATATTGATAAGTATATAGGTGTTGATGGGTTATTGTATGGTCAAGAAGTATTTGGTGGTATGGATAACTTACAAGTAACATTACTTATTGCTACGTTATCACCTGAAGAACGTAGAAAACTGATTGATGCTGTTAGATTCTGTTTTATACATTTTTTTAAAACTACATTTATTTATCAAGATGATGATAAATCATTCTTTGCTATCTCACCAACAATGGAACCTATACGAGTAGGTAGTGAAAAAGAAATTGCAGATGAACAAGGTTTACAATATATTTGTACAAATACAATTGAGTTATCTGTTTTAGTGGAATATAGATTTAAAGATTATAGTAAAACATTTGTACAACTTTCTAGTATAGATATTTCAGGTGAGACTAAAATAAAGTAATTTTGTTATACTATAAAATTTATATTAGTTTTCTATTATTATAGTGATGTAAATAAGAAAATCCTTTCTGTATAGGAGAAATTGTAAACAGTATAGAGGAGATAAAATATGGCATTAGGTTATAGATTACCTGGGACTGTTATTGAGGAAATAGAGATACCTGGTGCACCGAATCCAACTAGCACCCAGCGAAAACCATGTTTTATAGGTAAAGCAAGTCCTTATAAGAAAATCTTATTTGAAAGTGTTACAAGAGTTGCTGGAACAGTTGATAAACTTGAGCAGTATTCTACTGGTATATATCGTATACTGCAGTGCGGAACACAACGTGGATTGAATGACATAATTGAAGGTGTAGATATCTCAGTTAACTTAACAACTGGTGATATTACATGGTTAGTGAATAGTGAAAGTAACACTATTACAGGTGGGGTTGTAGGTACAGGATTACTTGGTGCATTAAGTACAACACCTGATCCAAGTGTACCTGGTTCTAATGCAACATCAGGTTATCAGGAATTTGGGTTAACTGGTATTGTAGGAACAGCTGGATGTGGATTATCTGTAGGTGCATATGAAATCAAGATAGGTACTACATCTGGTTCACAAGTAAATTATTCAGTGGTTGTTACTAGTGGAATGACATATCAAGGTCTTGTTGACGCAATTAATACACAACTTTCATCAACTAGCTTTGCTGTATCTATTGTTGGTGGAGATATTCGTGTCACCAATACTACTACTGGTTCAAGTTCTACTGTTTCAATAGGTGCAGGAACTTCAAATGACTTGTTAGCTGCACTCAGTGCAACACCTGAAACAGCAGTTGCTGGACAAGATGCAACAAGTGCTTATCAGGAATTTGGCTTAACAGGTATTGTAGGTGGGACTTCTTCTGGATTGATAGCAGGTAATGTTTACTATATTAACGTCAATTCTAAACAATATGGCATCATGTTAGATACAGGTGCTACTACATACAGTGATTTAGTTTCAAAACTGAATGCAGCTATATCTAGTGATGGATTTAATGTTGCAATCGTTGGAGGAGACATTAGGATTTCAGCTACAACTCCAGGAAGTTCTAGTACTGTTACAATAACGAATGGTCAGACAATAACAAGCACATCAGGTCAGTTAGAATTAAGGCTTGCTTCCCCTGTAACAATAGCACGTGCTGCTAATAGTTCACAGATTGTTGCTAATATCAGTGGTACTGACTATATGTTTGTTATAAAAGTACAAGTGCTTGTTGGAGGAACATCTATTACTATAACAGGTGATCCTGCCAATCTTGATTTACTGAAAATAGGTCAAAGTATTACAATACAAAATACACCGAAGGTTGCAACTGGTGGTACATATTATGTTTCTTATGAAATTAATAGACCAAGTACAGACTTCATGAAATATAAAGAATTCTGGACTTTTGAGGATGTCTTAGATGATCTTGGTGAAGAAATACCACAAAATGATTTAGTGATGATTGCAAAACTTGCACTCAAGAACTACAATGTTCCAAGAATTGCGATAGTTCAGGTCAGACCCACTGCAACTATTTCTGATTATATTAATGCACTTGATGTTATCAAGTATAGGGATGTACAAGATGTTGCTATACTTAATTCTTCACCATTATGTCGTGCAGCATTACAAGCACATGTTGTTGAACGCAGTTTACCAGATAATGGTCGATATCGTATGGCTTGGACAGGTGCACCAGCTTTAACACCAGTTGGGGATAGCTCAGATCCGAATTCACTTCGTGGAATAGCTACAACATTAAAGTGTGAACGGGTTGTGTTTGTTAATGCCACTCGTGCAAAATATTACTATACAGATCCAACAACAGGACAACAAGCAACAACTGTTGTTGATGGTGCTTTCATTGGTGCAGCTGTAATGGCTTTTAGGGATTCTTTCCCAAGTCCAACAACAACATTGCTTGGTCGTGTAGTACCTGGATTAGAACCATTTGAAGATGATTACGATAGTTACTATACAGATTATATGTTACAGCAAGCTGGTAGCGATAGTTGCTTCTTGCTTACTTCTTCAGGTGGTGTGTTTAAAGTTGTTGATGATTTGACAACCGATAACAGCACAGTCAAACGCAATAACATTAATATCATTACCGCTAAAGATTATATTGCAAGAGATGTTGCTATCCAGATGGATAGAACATTTAGAGGTTCTTTGATTTATAATAGAGGTGGATATGCTGGAATGATTAAAGGTTACTTATCCAACCTCTTTATCTCATACCTTAACAATAGACTTATTGAGTCAATTGGGGATATAAATGTAGCAGTTTCTTCACAAAAACCTGATACAGTTGTTATTAAGTATTCATACTATGCTGTTTATACGCATAAGTATACTGAAGGATATTACACTATATTACTGTAGGAGGAAATAATCTATGGCACTTCCTAATAGAATACTTCCAATTAACTGGGGTATGGCAGGTGGAGGAGTACCTGGTGTTGAAACACCTGTACCAAGATCTGCAATACAGTCCATTACAATGGGGGTACGATTCGGAACTGAGCACATGGCAATTGGTTACATAAATGAGTTTAGTTATGATTTAACACGTGACGCTCAAACTATACACCAGATTGAACCTTTCCCTAATAATACATTTGGTACAGGTTGGGGTGCGTTAACTGAACAAACTTTTGGTCAAACCAACTACTGGCCTGGCGAAGCATGTGAAGTTATACCTGGAAAGCAGAAGGAAATTACTATTAACTTAAAACGCTATGCTTTGTATAGTTCTAACTTACTCGCAGCGATGGTTAGGGCTGACTTAGCAGGAACTGAAGGAGATGTTTCACGCGATCCAAACTCTAATGATACAACCTTACTTAATACGTATGTAAGTTTGCTGCAGCAGGTTAGACCAATTGATATATTTGAAGTATATTATGCACCAACAACTGGTGCTATTATCTTTGGTAGAGTATTTTTTGAATGCTGGATAACTAAACTAGGTGAAAGAATACCTACAGCAGAAAGGAATGAAGCAATATTAGAAGAAGGTACTGTAATAGCAACTAGAATTCGACCAATTAAGTATTATGTATAATATAGTATAGCAGATACGGATATAGTGAATATATTCGTATCTGCTGTTATGCTATAAACTTTAATGTCTGTACTAAGACAGGAGGTTACAATGAAACCTATAACAAACCCTAATCTATCTGATGAGTTCATGCCTGTAGAACAGGTGTTACTTGAAAGACAAGCACAGCAGTTGCAAAATCAAGTAAAAAATTTTCAGCACGCACAAGCACAAGACAATTCATATACACAACAACTTAACACGTATACACAACAACCTAACACGTATACACAACAACTTAACACGTATACACAACAACCTAATATACCTGATTTGCATCAAGATCCAAATGTAGAGATGCCTAATGCACAGCAGCGTTCTCGTATTTCTCAAACGGTTACAAATACTGGTCCTTCCAAAGAATCAATCATTGAAGAGAAAATCACTGAAGATTTACAAAAAGTAAAACCTGCTGTACAGGGTTTACAAAAACCACTTGATGTTTTGAAGTCTTTGATTGCTAAAGGTGAGTATAAAGAGGATGTTTTACTGTATCAGCAGAAGTGGACTTTACGTGCGTTAGACCAATCTGATATGCTACTAGTACTTGATGAAGTAGACGATATGATTAACAGCACAGTAGGTAGGTTGTCTGCTATTGCATTTGCACAGATTGTATATGCGCTGGAAGGTATTAATGGTGTTACTATTTATGAAATGTTCCAAGATACAATAAAAGCATCCGATTATTCTACACAAATGGCGTATATTATTGCAGTTAAAAAAGCATTACGCAGATATCTTGAGCACTTTCCACCATCAGTAATAGATAGCCTTTATGCAGCATATGTTGAAGTAGATAAAAGAAGAAATGAAGCATTGGATAAACTAAAAAACTCCTAAGTCACCCATCATCAGATGAAAAAACACTCCAGGAGTTGATGGGTGACTTTGAATTCCTAAAATACCTGGTGTGCGCAATGAATGGTTGGAATCCAAATTCAAATGAAGTACAAAGCTTAAAAGATGTGCAATGGTTGATGCTCTTCCATTTCTTACGCATTCGCATGTTAAAAGAATGGCAATCTCTGTTTGAACCTGCTGCAGAGTTAGTTGGTTATTTAACTCATCCAGAAATTTATAAAGTGTACTCTGAATATAAAGAAAAACAGAAGAACCTAAAGGAATCTGGTCGTGCTCTTATTGGTGGAATAGAACATGTATCTGCAAACTCTAAATACGTTCCAGGAGTAGGATTAGTAGATATAGAGACACATAAGGTTGTGTTACCTGAATCTGTAGTTAAGAAAGATATACTATAAGGAGTATATATGCCTGAAGAACAAAGTACAGAACAGCAGAAGCGAGATATCTTACTTGAAAGAATCAAATCACTAGCAACTGAAACAGGTGACCCTACAAAAGTGATATCTGCACTGAGAGGAGATATAGCAGAAGTAGAGCGTGCACTTCAATCAATTTATTCACTTTTTGGTGGCACAAACCAGAAAGCAAAGCAGCTACTAGACCAATCACAATCGTTTCAGAATGTTATTAAAGATTCTGTAGAGTATTTAGGTTCTTTAAGATCCTCCTTAGCTCTTATTACAGGAGTACAAGCGCAATTATCAGCTTTACAAAAACAATATAATCTTAGTACTACAGATTCAATCAAGCTTGTTGAAAATCATATTCAATCTATACGCAACTTAAAGCAAGAGTTGAAAAGTGTGCAAGATGATGCTAGCAAACTATTACATATTCTGAAGCAATGGGGCGCTCAAGTAGGTATTGAGCTCAAAGGTTCTGATTTAGAAAAGTCAAAAAAGTTACTAGATGAATGGTTAGGGCAGCATACTAAGTTACAACTAGACTTTAGTTTATCTGAAATTAAAAGTTTAGATGATTTAAAAGAAAAACTTAATAACTGGATAAAAAATAACAAGTTTAAAGTTGATATAACAGCAGATACTAATTATGAACATGTTCTTGAAATTTTGCAATTGCAAAAGAAAACTGCATTATTAGAGGAATATAAAAAGAGACTACAAGACATACAAAAAGTAGAACAAGCTAGTTCTCCTTATACATTTAGCACACATGTTAAAGAAAAGATAGGGGGAATAGCAGAACGATCCGCAAAAGCGTTAGGGGTAGAAAGTTTTGTTGAAGCTTACAAAGGCAATTTACGATATGATGCTTCTTCTACTGAAAGGATTCTTGGATTTGTAGGTGCTAAGATCAGATATACAAAACAACAAAGAGAACAGGAGAGAACACAAGAAGAACTTGAAAAGATAAATAGAGATTTTGAAATGACTGCGGCAGGAGTACCAAAAAGGGAACCTACTTTTGCTGAAAAAGCTTTTGGGTTTCTATTTGGTGTAGGACATAGAAATGCTATAAAAGCGGTAACTGAAGGTGCAAAAACATCAGTACCAGAAGTAGCTGAAGGTTTCAAAGAAACACTACCTTCATTATTTCCTTTTCTAGGTAGAGATAAGTACTCAATTGCAGCAGATGTACTAGGATTAAGTTTAGCTGGACTACCTGAAGAGGAAACTATATCTAGTCGGAAGAGAAAAGCTAAAGTAGCTTTACCAGAAGAGTTTGTCCCATTTAAGAATGTTGTAGCAGAATCGTTTAAAACCGCCTCTCAGGTAGTAGCAGAGATGTCTGGAACTTCACAACAGAAAATTCTGGTACAACAAGCAAATACACTAGATGACTTAAATAAACAATCTAAGAAACAAGTAAGTATAAGTAGGGACACACTTGATGTACAAGAAGAGTCTATGACTATGCTAACTAAGCTACCTGAAGAAATGTCACAGAAACAAGTAGAACAGGGGAAGGGGATAGGAAAACCTACTTTTGGTTCTTTTTTAGGGGCGTTAGGTTCAGTTATATCTTCACTTGCACATATGGCTGTTAAAAGTACATATGGTATATTAGGTACAGGTATAGGAATAGCAAATGATTTGCTATCAACTGGTTTAACAGGTGCACTTAAGACAGTGGGTAGTGGTATATCAACCTTAGCGGGTATAGCATTAGGTGAATCAGCAGGTAAAATAACAGGTACAATGGTAGATGCTGTTATAAATGCCATAGTATTTGGAGTTGGTGTAGCACAGCAGAAAGCCCTTGCTGCTAGAGCATTTGCTTCTGAGAAAGGATATGCAGCTTCACCTACCCAGGGTGGATGGGGAAGTGCTGCTAACATTGAAGCACTGTATTCAAGCATGTATATAACAAGAGAGGATGCACTTAGGCTAGCCCAAGAGCTTGCTAAAACAGGACTTGATGCAACAACACAGTTAGCACAGGGTTCCCCTTTGTTATTTCAATATGCAAACTTGTATAAAGAACTTGGCGAGTATGGTACAGAAGCATTTAAGGGTATCTTAACAGGTCTTGGTGATGCTACTAATTCATTTCGTACTGTATTATATGTAACAGAAAATCTAGGAGGTAAACTTAAAGGTACACTTGTAACAACATCTTCCTTGTTGCAGACCATATCTAATTTAGCTCCACAAATGCGTATGTTTAATATAGATACAACAATAGTTACATCTTCGTTAGTAAAACTTGTGGAAAAATCAAGTCAATTAGGAGCGTTAGGTATTAATATAGGTGATGCTCAAACACAACAACGAATTATGAAAGACTGGTTTGATAGATCACAATATAGTCTCTCTATGCTTGCATACCTTGGTACTAAAGGTGGGAAAGCTGGTGTTACGCCAACTCAAGGTATTGTACAAGAATTACTAGGTGCTGAGGTTGCTAAATCTTACACAATTAATCTTGAAGGAGGGGCACAACCTGTATTGTCTATTGGAAAGCTATCAGAAAAGGGTACAAGAGGTATATTCCAAGGATTAGAAAGCATAACAGCACAGCGAGATGTACTTGTTAAGCTAGATACATTAAAAGAGGCTATGAAAGGGAAATCTAAAGATGAAGCACTTGTAGCTGCAATAATAGCAGGACAACAGATGTTTGGTATGAGTAAGGAAGGTATACTTGCGTTATTGTCTGTAAGTGAAAAAGAATTGAAAAATGAGGAAGTAGTTAAGACCTTGCAAGGGAAAACGCTACCAGTACAAGAACAGATCTCACGTAATATTGCTAGAGTTGCTGGCTTAACTGAGTATAATCAGAAGATACAACTTGCTGCATTTAATTTAATAGTTCTTATTGCTAGTGTTATGGTTGGACTTCCATTTATCATCTACAGGGCTATCAAAAGTGCTGTTCCAGGGTGGGGAGCAGCTAGTGATAAAGCAGTACTAACGCAATTTCAAACTCAATTAACTACAGGGTTTACAACGTCTATGACGGAAATAGGGAACACAATGAAAGTTGCACTTCAAAAATCTGGGCAAGGCTCAGAAACAGTGAGTAAGATGATAGGTGCAACAGCAGATTTGATTAGTGGTAAAGTAACGCACCACCATTCAGGTGCAAAAGGTGTCTCTTTATCGTCAGGAATTGTTACTGATATTTCTGAATATATATTACCTTCTTTAGGTAAGAATGAAGCTTTCATGATAGGACATGGTTCTATTGATGTATTAACACCTTCACAAATGAATGAAGCTGCTAAGGGTTCGTTAGATACACTTATTCATAGTTCAAAGAAAGAAATATCTCCTATTGTTAATGTTGAAACTAAACCACAGATTGTTATCAATATAAAAGCAGATACAATGGATAAAGATTTAATTTTTGAAGCTATTCGTTCAAAATTATCACAGGAGTTGAGGTAAGAGTATGGCAGGATTTACTCCTTTTCAGTTTTCTTCAAGAAAGCTACAGATGCAAACACTAGGTTCCCTTGCAAATAATGTAGTTGGGGAACAACTTAGTGCATTACTTTCTTGGTATGAAATGTGGATAAATCCTCAGAAATTAACTTTGAAATATAACTTTCAACAAAATGTACAATATACTGCAGGTAGTATTGTTACATTTCACTATGGACGTACTATCACAGAAATGACTGTTGAGGGTGTATGTGGGTGGATTGCAATACAATCAGAATCCTCAGCACTTGCTAATATGGCTATGCAAGGTTTGTTTCAGAGAAGCATGAAAGCTACAAAAGCATTTGGAGGTGATATGGTAAAGAACCTCACAAATAAACAATCACTTATACGTAATTATTCTACATATACAGGAAAATCTGTTGCAATCAATAACTCACCAAGGGAGTTTTTACAGAGACTACAAGACCTTGCTAACGAACCTATGTATTTTATTGATAGATCAGGTGTAGAGCATTACAATACTAAATACATTAAGATTTTTACAAAACGTTATCCTGAAGGTGTTGTATGTGAAGGATATTTTACAAGCTTTGAGATACCTGAGAGTTCCGATGATGCACAAACTATTTCTTATCGTTTTACATACAATGTAGAAAACATACGACCAGTTGGTATGATTGAACGTACATTAGGTATGTTTGCTGGACTAGGTTCCGGTGCAGGTGATTTAATGAGGGGGTTAGGTTTATAGTTCATGGAGTTTGTTAAAACTATTTCAAATATAGTTGATAAGATGTTTTCCAACAACTCAGGAGTTGTTCCTGGCACATGGGACCTGAGTTCTGATTTAAGCTATGTTGGCATTGAAAGATATGATTCTACAGGTAGATGCATTATAGACTTAAATCCTGGTTGTCGTATTTTTATCAGTGGCTGTGAGGTTACAAAAGATGTTATTTCCTGTAGTATAACTCATAATCTAGAAGGTTCAAGCAGGTGTACAATAAAACTTGCTAATCCTAGAGGCCGTTATTGTATCTCTAGATCTGATTTGCATAAAAATTGGAGGGAGGATAAAGATATACTTTCTGCATATGATTATGAGTGGATTAGACAACGACAAAATCTTGGATTTGATGTTGATAACATACTCCAGAAAGTAGGTGGCGCAGGATTACTTGCTACGGTAAAAGAAGCATCGAAACTAGTTAAAGGAACATTTAGTACTGTAAAAAGTGCTCTTTCAGGAGGTGTACCTGTTCCTTCTATTAAAGGTGTAACTAGAGTTATATTTGAGATTAAACATTTTAGTGGTTTTACAAAATATGTAAATGATTGTGTATTTGATTATCGTGATCCTGTTTATGTTTTCATGAAAGGTCGTTTTTCTAATTTCTGGTATTTTGCATTCACTGGAATGATTTCTACAATCAGTGAATCAATGGTATATCCACAAGAGGATGTAATTACATTAGAGTGTACAGATATTTTAGGTTTACTTAAGAAACAAAATATTACAGAGAGAGGTTCTATATTATCTGCAGGTAATATGGAAATGCGTTTTAGAAACGCTAGCACATCCAGAACATTTGATATTTTAGGTTCTGTATTGCAGAGATCAGGAGTTGATGTTGTATCTAAATCAGTACTATTTGGTCCTGACTATGCATTAGTTACTGAATCTTGCTATCTTTATGGCCAAGATGATAAGATAAAGGCATCTTTAATAGGTAAAGATAAGGAAACAGGGGATAAAATAAAAGATTATAAAAGTGCGAAAGACACTCTTGTCAAATCATTTAGTTTCCATGAGAATTTTATGTTCACAGAAAAAAGGGAGGAATCAGCATCAAAAAATCTAACAAGTGCAACTAGTAAAGTTATAGATGTGGCTCGTAAAGCTGGATCAGCTGTTGTTAACTTTATGACAGGATCTTCTGGGATTGATCCAATAATTGATATTGCTAAAACTCCTATGAAGGAGTTAAACTCATTAACCTACAGCCCTTGGAATCTTGCGTATTTTCAACTTAATTTTATACCTATACCTTCACTAATGTCTTCTACTGATTCCAGTAGTAAACTTATGCTTGAGCATTATTATAATCTTAGTACTAGATATTGGGAGTACGCACCTCTTTTGCAACCGCCTAAAGGTAAATCAGTTGTTCCTACCTCAAAAGATATGGGTACTGGATGGTATGATAATAAATGTTTTGGTGTTGCAGGTATACACCCTGCTTTAACGTATGAAGTTGTTAACTGCTTTGATCAAGGACAATTGATATGGGAACAGTGCTATCTTGGTGGTACTAAAGCAATTGATAAATTAGTTGTATCCCCAATTGAAAAGATACGCGAATCAGTGTTTGGTTCTTGTGTTGAAATTAGGGGAGGTGCTGATAAAGGAACAAACATTAACTTGTTCAGGCCCCGTGTGTTTTTACTACTACCGAAGCGATTTCAGATTGAACGTTCCCCCCTTGCAGGAGATTTTGGAAATTTCTCATTATCCGTAGCCAACATGATTACAGTATTTGATGCACTACAAAAACTAGTAGGTGCTATTGAATTTGATTTATTTTCTTCTCCAATGGGGGATATTTTTATTGAACCTGCATTGTATGATATGCATCCTTTAGATTTTTATAGTAAAGCTGATAAAGATGATGTTACCTATGCACAAGAAAAAGTAACAATTAATAGTTTTGGAGAGATTGGTAAAAATAATAAGGGTACAGAAAATAATGCTATGTCATATACAACAACTGCATACGCATACAATCGCAAAGCATCACATCCTTATCTTTTCATGGAAAAAGATAGAATCTCTGTTACAATGGATTTTAAGCCTGAGTATATTAAAACATCTGTATCTGTACAAGCAGGGAAAACAATGTCTGGATATCCTCCTTTAGAAAACACACTTTTACAAAATGATGAATTTGCTCGCACACTGTTTGCATTAAGTCAATCTGATTTATCATCAAATAGATTAGGTATGCAAGCTTATATTGCAGATGGATTTCCTCCTGACTTGTACAACCGACTTGGTCCAGCATATGAACTTAAGAAAAAACAATATGAAAAACAGCATATGGAATATTATTTTGTACAATTACCTTTAGTATTTTTTAAGACATATACTACTGAACCATTCTCTAAGCTTGTAGATGATACTATTTCAAAGCTTGATTCATATACAGGTGACGTTAAAGGGATATGGGCTTATATGGATATACAACTCCCATCTATTATACCAGATACAGCTATATGGAAAGTCTTTAAAAAGCAAGAAAAAGAAGAATTAGTTATTGGTACTATATTCCCATCTCTATTTAAAGCACTAGAAGAGTATGCGGGTAGTAGTCCTGAAGGGAGGTTGTTTACAAAGCGTTCTCTTATCAAAGATATTTGTGCAATTGATACAACTAAACCAATTACTTCTCAGTTAGCACAAGACTTCTTTAACCGTTTTTACAATAAAGAATCAGATTTATATACAGTTAAAATTAACGGTGTACCTCGTGCAAACATTATTATGGATCTCATAAAAGGTAGTGAAATAGTACTACTACATGATAATAGCGATTTACTTGATTTGAAGAAAGAAATTGTTGAAGATTATCTTCCAAAATTACTACAAGCACCTGTTACATTAGGAGCATTGAAGGATTTTGCGAAAGCAGGGTTATATCAACCTAGTAAAGATTATGTAAGGTTGTATGGATATAATTCTGGTCCGCAAGTAACAAACTTATTTATACAATCAGGTGAAGAAGCACTAAAATATGCTGAGGTTATATTTAAGCGATTTTTAGGTCAAGTATATCAAACAACTGCAACTGTTATTGGAAGACCCGAATTGTTTCTTAATAGACCTATTTATCTTGAGGCCAAGGATATTATTGGGAGATTATCACAGTATACGCTTGAGTTTCAAATCGGTAGTACATTTAATTCAGGTATACAGCTAACATATATTAGAAAGAATGCACTAACATATGCATATGGAGAAGAAGATGATTTTACCCTTGTTTCTAAATCAGATATAGTAAAGCTACGCAAAAAAGAAGAAGAATATTTTGAGTCCATAGGAGTAACTGGTAAAGGTAAAAGTGGCACAAAACTTACATCACTTTTGAAATCTGCTGGAAAATCAGTTTTACCGTTAGCAGCACAAGCTGGTGTTGCAGGACTTATTGGAGTTGTGAAGCCTACATCTACTACAATGGTGCCACAGAAAGGATATACCAAGTCTGCAACTAGTGTTATTAACGGTAAACAATATAAAAGTATTGTTTTAGCAACACTTACTAGTACACTTGAAGGTGCACTTGGTAATAAAATTGCATTTCGTTTTACTAGAATATTAGAACCTATTGGTACATTAGCATCTCCTGCAAATTTAGGGCAGTTTTATATTGAATGTACAGGAGACCTTTCACCTGTCTTAGCAATATCTAATGCTATTGTGATTAGTAGTAACCAAACAGAAAATATAAAAGTTTCGTGTGTGCGTAACAATACTACACTGATGCTATCAGCACCACTCATGTACTCCTATCAGCTTGATGAAATCTCACTTGTTGATGGTTTAGGCACACATTATTCTATTAGAATTGAACCTAGATCAGGAAATACATTTCTTGTTTGTGCTAACACTAATGGAGTAATAAGTAACTTACTTAAAAAACTTAAACTACGATTTTCAAAACACCAAGAGGAGAATGTGTTCATAAAATCAGTTGCATCTAATGGAATTATCTTACAAGAAGCATTACAAGATACATATATTCCGACTTCAGTATCTCCGATTTCTGTTACGGATGGAAATTCTACATCATACACTGTAACTTCTACATTGTCTCAATCCTCTAGATTTATACCTGTTGACTTAAGAAATTCATCACTACCTCGTTACCTTACATTTATATTGGAACGAACACAAACTGAATCATTTAGGATTGGAAATATAACAGGCACTCGAGTTTCAATTATAGAACCAAGTTCATTAAAGTTTCCTCATTTTAAATCATTAAAAGATGTTTCTTACATTGAAAATGAGTTGGGTGAAAAATTTTATCTTTCAGAAGATATATCTGTAACAGGAAACAATCTGCTGTATGCACATACACGTGACTTGGAAAGAAAACTAACGTTAGTATTTAAAGAAGGTGGTTTTACACAAACAGTTAGAGTAGAGTTTGTTTCAGGGAACTATATTAGACTACAAGAAGCATTATTGCATAACTTCACAACATCTGCGGTTGTATCTGATAATCAAGATATACCTGTATTCTACCAGCTTGCACTAGATGCGTTAACTGGTCAGAGGGTTATCCTATTACTTGACGTTAAAGATCTTTCTGCATTAACTAATGTTACATTACATTCTGTTTTCAAACAGACTGTAAAATTTAATGGATGGTCTTCTGCTACTTCATTTCTTATTGATTCACCACTGAAAGACTCATTTGATAGTGTAACAACTATTGTAGATCAAGAAGGTACTACTTATCAACTAAGTTCCACTTTGCAACTGAATGGTGTTGAGATCAGTTTACAACCTTCTGGTAATTATAACTTCTTGCGAAATGCTACTAGATTAACAATTAATCAAGATGTTGTAGAAGACTCAACTATTAGTGATGTTTACACTAGTGGATCAGATGATATCATTGTACTTACTGTACCTTTAAAACATAAGTATCAAGCAAATACAGTAGTTTCAGATTTTCAAGATATACCCCAAACATATACTTTGTCTCAGGATTGTAATCCTGGAGATAAAGAAATTAAAGTGCAATCATATCATGATTTATATAATGCTATTCACTTTACATTATCTGGTAAATCTGTAGAAGAAAAAGTTGTGCAGAGTGTAGTGTATAATGGTACAACTACACAAGTTACACTAACAAGTTCATTATCATCTAATCATCCTTCTAACTCAGTTATTTCTAGAATTGATGCAACTGTTGATGTTTCTTATGCTGATACTACAGTTACAAAACGTGGTAGAATAACCTCATTAGAAAATGATACTACAGGGATTATACATCAAACAAAAGAAGCTTTTTCTGGTTATGCAGATGTTAATATTCGAGAAGCATGGAAAAATCCATCTGATAAAACCCATCCTGTTGAACCCTATTACAGTACTAGTTATATCCCATTTTCTGGTGGTGTTACTGTACCATCAAGAAGGGTAAGCAATAAAGCTTCCGTTATTGTAGGTGCACCACTTGCACAGCTGGCAGGTAGTGCTGTGAAGAAATTACTTGAAACAAAAGTTTCTGGAGGTTTATTCTCTGTTCATCCTATGATAGGACATATAAATTATAATGATTCTCCTTTTACATATACTTCTATTGCTGCTGTTGGCGCAAGTAATATAGAATCATTTATTAATGTTATTAATGATTTAACATCTACAATTACAGAATTAAAAAATCAGTATATTAATATTGGCAATGGATCAAGAAAAGATTCTGAACTATATAAACAGGAAGAAAAAAGTAAAAATCTTGAAAAAGACATTAAAGAAATTTCAGATAAGTTAAAGAACACTACATCAGGTTTACAGATTGACGAAGAGTTACACAGATTAAGATTAAAAAATGCAGAGCTTGAAGGTGTAAAATCATTAATTATACAACTAAAAAATAATAAGAAAAATATCATTAGGAAACTATATGGTCAAGGTCATGAGAAGAGACCTGATAATCTTCGTGAGGTAACTGAAGACAGTTATTTTGGCCAGTTATATGAACTAGCATATAATTTTGATAATTCTTCTATATGGGAGCTTGTAGAGAATGAATGGGATACAAAAAAGAATAAACTAACATTTGATATCCCTGAACCCTCAGAACAAGGTAAGAGCAAAAAAACAAAACAAGTTACTGTAGAAACGTATCTTAAGAGGACACCTAAACCTAAATCTTGATGAGGCAGGATTATGAATATAAATAAGCTTTATGATTCATTTTTACCCCGTGTGCAGAGTGATTATACAACTGCACAAGATTTTTCTGAGATTACAATAGGTAAAGTGTTGTCTGTTGATCCTTACACTATGAAAATGACCGTGGATATTCCTATACTTGGAATAAATAGTAAAGTTACTGGTATTAATATAAACTTGCCTGTAACAACTGTTGGAGCAGGTTTTAGATTTGTACCTATCCCAGAGGTAACATATGTTATTTTAGGAAGAGGAATGAAAGGATGGGTACATTTAGGATACTTTCTTGAGGGTATTGAAAATGGTACATTTCCTAAAGATACAAAAGAAGTTACATCGTATAAGCCCTTTATCTCACTTAATCCTGGGGAAGTTGAAGTTACAAGTATTGGAGGGTCGAAATTATATCTCAATAAGTCAGGTGATGTTTTAATTGAAACAGGATACAACGATTATATTCTTCTTGATTCAGTTTCTTCATTACTAAATTTATTTATTAGTACTGGTAAGTTTGAGTTTTCAGGAGTTAGACTACGTGCAGGGGATATTCTTAGAAATGCGGATTCTGATCCTAAGGAAGAAGAATACAAATCAAAATATAATGATCCTAAGCAATTAAGAGAGTTTTCTGTTTTTGTTGGTACAGCTGTAGATCCAGAAACAGGACTTGAACCTGAAATTGTAGATTCATCCACTAATGTTAATAAATATCCTACAATTGGAGTATTATCTCTTAGTACAGAAGTAACTGATGTAAGAGGACAACAAGAGAAAATACAATCCAAGATTTTACAATTTCTTTTAAGAATGGCAAGTGGTATAGGTATAGGTATCACAGACCAAGGTGAGTTTCTTTTATATGATTATGCAACACAAGATTATGTATCATTTCAAACTGGGAAACAAGATAATACACCAAAAACACAATTACATTTGAAGATACAGAATGCTGAAGTTATTATAAATCCACAAGATTGTATAACAATTAAAAATACAAACTTTACATTTTTCATTGATAAGGAACAAGTTGTAAAGATTTATAATCAAAAGTCTTCAATCGAAATAACAAAAGAAAATCAGATTACAATTAAGAATGATAAAGGTAGCATACAAATTGCAAGTAGTGGCGATATGACTATCAAAGGTGGTAATAATGCTGTTACGATACAGCTTACATCTAGTGGACTACAAATACAGTCAAATGGTCCTGTGCAAATACAATCATCTGGTGGGATTACACTAACAGGTTCTCCTGTAAGTATTAATGGTGCATTAACAATTTCTTAAGAGGAAATCATGGGTACTCTATTTGCTAATGATAAACTTGTAATTACATTTACATTAGTTTCTGGACCTTGTGTTCCAACTGGTCCTGTGACACTACCAAGACCTGGGGTTATTTATACACCTTCATCTAAGTGCTCTTCACCAGAAGGGTTTTTAATGATCGATAAGATACAATTTGTGTGGAATCCCGGTGCACCTTGTCCATTTGCTCCTGCAGGACCTTTTCAGTTTATTGCAGGTTCAGGTAGTTTAATGGGTACTAGTGTTAAATGTCAAATTGAAGGTAAAAGTATTATCCGATTAAATGATTCAGGTACATGTTCAGGACAATGGTTAAATACAAATACAGGTTCACCTGTACCTTGCTCATGTACAATGGCTGTTACTAATGCTGGTCAAACTAAAGTATCAGGAGATTAACAATGGCTTTAAACTTCTCTTCACCTGAAACAAAAAAATATATTAAGCAATTTTCACAGAGAATATTTATAGTAGACAATGTTCCATACAAAGCAACAAAATCAGCTGAAGTTATTATAGATATATCAAAACAGCAAATTGACAAGAAAATAGAACTATATAAACATTTAAAGGGTGTAAAAAGCACACAACTAACTATACTTTCTAAAAGAATTGAAAGGCTAGAAAATTCAATCTCTGATAGTAATAAAGATATTATTTATAGTATATTTACTTCTAACACACAAGATTTACAAAATTCTTCTACTATAGAGATTGCTTCAATTCATTCTATAATGAATCTATCGGGTTTAAAAATATTTCAAACTATATATGAACTAAGAATAAATCGTATGAGGCTTGTAAATCAGATTGCTAATCTTACAATGTTAATTGAAAAGTTAGAACAATCAAAAGGAGATTTAGATGCATATAAATCAGCCTTGCAAAGTGTTTAGTATCTTAATATTTCTAATTTTATTCTTATTGTTTATGTAAATATTATTAAGGGAGTGTATACTCAACTATGGCTGTTGGTTTACAGATACGTAACGGAGACTTTGTTTTTTTACCTTCTGGACATTTTAACTTTGTAACTGGTAAAGAAAAAGCAAGTAGAGATTTCTATAAAATGCTCTGTACTGAAGTAGAATCAGAAGAAAATATTACAGGGTTTTATAGATATAATCCACTTTATGGAACTGAGCTTCATAGAAAAGATCTCTTTTATGAGCTAACAGATAAAGAAGCCTTACAGCTTGCACAAATCTTAATAAAACAAAGTATACAAAATTACATACGTTTACAAGAAGCAAGAAAAAATCTTAGTGTAGGTGAGATTATTACTAGCATAACACATAATACATATATGGTTACAGATCCCCAACTTGGACGCAAAATAGTTGTAGATATACAATTGTCATTAGCTACTGGAGAAACAGAAAATCTAGGATTATTTGAAGAGGTATTATAATGCTAGAAAAGACGATTGATTCTATTCGTACTGATCTTATCTCTGCTTATTTGCAGAGATTACCTCAACTAGACCTTACTGAAGGTACTCCTGAAAGAGATTTGTTTATAGAAGCTCCAATAGCAGGTATATTGTATTATCTATACCAATCTCTTACATATATGTATAAACTACACGCACCCTTTATTTACTATAATGAACTGGATGAAGCAGATGTAGATGAGTTTTGTGAAAATTATGGTGTTACTCCTTATGAACCAACAAAATCAACAGGCTTAGTTGTATTTTATACATACACAGAACCAACTCAAGATATTGTAATCCCTGAAGGTACACTCGTCTCAACAGGTGGTACAGAACCTTTACAGTTTAGGGTTATTGCAACATACACACTCTATGCAGCAACTAAAACTGCATTTTTTAATTCTAGTACAAATAGGTGGGAAATACAAGCATTAGTTGAATCACTTGGTGCTGGTCCAGAATATAGTGCAGGCTCAAACACAGTTACACAAATTACAGGATCAATCTCAGGTATAGACGGATGTATTAATACTGCACCAATTACAGGTGGTTCTTATGGAGAATCAGTTTCATCTAAACTGAACCGTGTAAGAGAAAAATTTCAAGGTCGTAACTTAGGTACACAAGCCGGCTTAATTTCTTTTGTAAAGCAATTTTCAAAATCTGTTATTGTTGTTCCTTCTGGACATCCTTTAATGGTACGTGATGGGGGATTTGGTGGGTGTACTGATATATATGTATACGGTGAAACGTCCGAGCCATACACAGAAGAACTACAGATTACAACACTAGGCTTGAATGATCCTACAAATCTACAATATACTTCAACATCAATTCGTTTCAGTAAACAACCGGTGTTATCTATTATTTCATGTCTTGTTGATGGTGTACCCCTACCTCCAACATATTATACACTTCAAAAAGATACAGGAATTTTAGCAAACTCTACAAAGGGGTTTGATAAGCTTGTTTTAACTTCTGAAGGTCAGACAAATTTTGGTACTTTCTTAAGCGGACAAACAGTAACATTGTTATATATTTATAACAAGCTACTTAACGATATACAACAAGCTCTAGAAGCAGAAGAAAATTATTATATTAACAGGGATTATTTAGTATTTGGCTTCACGAAGGTTCAAATCAATGTACAACTTTCTTTAGCACTACGAAAAGGGTATGATTTTAATTCATATAAATCCTCTCTTGAACTTATTATTGCAAATGTTATTGATGAAAATGCGTTGTCTGGTTCGATTGAAAAATCAGATATTGTAACTGCAGTTGGCAAAGATTCTGGTGTAGATAACATTAATCTTGCAAGCTGTGTACTAACACCTGTAGGAGGAGGCACGTTAACTGCATTTGGGGATATATTACTATCATCTAAAGAATATGCAGTTACAGGTACTATTACATTAACTGAATGGGTGTAAATTCAACTTTGTATAAAGGAGTATAACATATGAAAACTATTGCTGTTATAAGTACATCAACAGTGCCTTTCCAATTAGATCAAAATAATCTCAGTAAACTTACGCAAGAAGAACAAGAAGAGGTGCGCCATTTATATTCTTATGCAAATGCTTTTGGTATCCGTTCTTGGAATATTGCACTTCAGCTTTCACAACAAAAAGATTTTGGTGTTACATTATTTGTACCTGATTTATATTATAATAAAGAGTTTGTTTATACTAGACAGCTACCTTTTTCAATACAGACATATAGTTTAAAAGCTGCAAGAGGGTTATGGTCTGAGGAGCTAGACCGTAAACTTAAAAAGTTCAATGTTGTTATATTACCAACACACAACTTAGTTGGTATGCTAAATGGTGCAGTATTGCCATATGATATTAATCTCATTGTAGACGGTTGGAATTTTATACCAAGTGAAGAGCCTTGCAATCTATTAGGATTTTCTAGGGTATATAAAAAGATAGCCTGGGATAGGTTCATACAACAACATGTACCTTTACTTAAAAGGGCAAACTGCGTTTTATATGCACTTGATTCACAGCGTTTCGGCTATGAAGGTCAGTTTTTTATGATTGAAAAACTTGATTGGAAAGCATTTCAGTTTTCCACACTATTGAAAGTTCCATTTGGAGTTGATAAAACAACAACAGTAACAAGAAAACCACTAGGATCTTCCTCTGCCCTTAATCTTGTATGGTTAGGTGAAATAAAGCCTTGGTACTACCCTGAATTCTTATTTTCCTTAGATCAAAAAGATCTTAGTAGTGTTTATATAACATTTTTGCATGCTTTTTCACCTAATAACAAGAAAATATTTACTAACTATTTTAGTAAGTATTTTGAGTCTATAGAAGGTAATAAAAATTTCTTTATTGATAATCACTATGTAACATCTCTTCCAGAAACACTTTCTGAGTTTGATGCAAGTATTGTTCTTACTAAACCTTGGATTATTAACAACTATGCTCTATATGTTAGAATTTTAACACTTATCTCATATGGTATTCCTGTTATTTGTAATGCAGGTTTACAGTGTGTTAAGGAATTTAAGTTCTATGCAAAAGATTATATTATTGAAACAACATATGATGATTTACCTTTAGTATTCAATAATCTGAAAAATAATAAGCATGTACTTAATGGAGATGAAAAACAAATCCATTTCTTACAGCAAAGCTATGCATGGGAGCAAGTTACAAAACCACTTGTTTCATATATTTCAAGTTTTTAGTATGAGAGGATATTAATGATAGATCCGATAACAGATCTAGCAATATTTGAAAAAAGACAGCAACTTAATAATGTAACAGTGTTACGATTTTCTTTCACAAAGCCGTCTGGTGATGTGGGTGGTTATATATTATATAGTAGTATTGATGGTAGTGTATTTTCTGAAGTTGCTGTAAGAATTGATTCCTCTCATAATCCAGAAGATTCTTCATTGTCGACAACACAAGAGGGCTCCACTGTATATTTTACATATAATGTTCCTGTTGAATATGCAGGTTCACTACTATATTTTAAAGTTGTTTGCATATCTACTAAGAAAGAGCTTTCTGCTGATTCAAATATTGTTACAACTACATGTTTCCCCTCTACAGTTACTAATAGCAAACTTGTGTATACAGGTCAAGAGGTTCAATTAGCTTGGGAAATTGATACAGAAGGTGTTAAAAATAGTGCGGTAAATTCATACTTAGTATCAAGAAGAGTTGCTAAAGAGATACCCACATCTGAAGTTTATATTGTAAACTCAATAGCATTCTGCACTAAGTTTGTTGTTGGAGAGTATATATATGTTGTAGATAACGGTATGCACAGTTTCTGGTTTGGTATAGTAACTGAGGAAGGTAAATTTAGATTAGACTCAACTACTTTAATAAAAGAGAAAAGTTGTAGTACAGAAGAATATGCACCTAATCTAGAATCATTGCTATTTTATACAACTTCTGGTGCAGATGATATTTCAGTATTAGATGCAACATCATCAATGTTTATTACTGATACTACATTTAATACGAATACATATTATTTTTATGAGATACAAGCTGTTACATTTGACGGTACACATGGTTTAAGGTGTGGTTTACCAGTATACACACTCGCATTTGATTTCTCTTATCCTTATCTACGTGCACCGCATGATACTAATGATTTTAAGATCTCACAGATAGAATGGAGATTAATAAAAAAGGCACTTGTAGATGGTAATTACTATGACAAAGATGTTTTCACTATTCCTTATTTCTATAACTATACATATACACTTCGTGGATATTTAGGAATTGCAAGGGCAAAGCTTGATGTATTTTTAGGTGAGGATCTGTATACAACACTTGTTACTAATGATTATGGAGAATTCATATTTACATTTGTACTACCATACGGTGAGTCATATTTTAAGTTTCAGGCTCGTAGTCAAGATAATACTTTATTTTCACGTGTAAGTAGTACATATAAAGTACGAACTGTTTATTTGTATACATTTCTTTCGGTATTAGGCGAACAGCTGCATAATATTCGCAATGAAGTGCAATTACTACATACTGATATCTCATTAACAAAAAGCCGTTATTCAAGCTTTATAGATAGGTTTGTACCTTTTACAGGAATGTATAAACTTAAGAATGAATCTGATACAGAATTTCGTAACATATCCCAAACTGTATTTCGCATGTTTGAGTATTCAAGTGTGCGTAAATCACTTACATTATTACTTGATTCTATTACGGATAACTTACCTACCTTAGATCATTATGAAATACACTATAACTATGATATATACCAAAGTCTAAAAACAGGATATTCATTTGCAGTTTCAGATCCAAAGCAACCTAGAGGAAGATATGTGTATGGAATATCTGCATCTACATTAACAGGAGAAGAAACTGACCCAGAAACTATACTTGTTGATACTAGATGGTGGCCAGTAGGTGCAACATATTATACAATCTTAATGTGGGATCATAGTAAAGGAGCAGAGCAGTATGTTATATATAAAGGTCAAACTGAGAAAGAACTGTATTATCTAACAACCATCCGAGGTACAATCTTTTGTGATTATGGTACACTAGTACCAAATACATCTATTAAACCTATCTTTTATAACTTTACTGATTTGCAAAAACCTCAGAATCTTAGAAATTATATACATACACATCTAAGCAAGTTTGAAACTCGTCTTAAGAAAAATAATGTAATTGTTATTATTTTATATGCGGTACCTTCTCAAGAAATTTCTGATGACCATTTAACTAGAATAGTATCATTGTTGCGTTATGCTGTTCCACCTGAAATTATATACACAGTTTTATATGCATCAGATTCTAGTAGTTATATACTTTATTAGTTGAGGTTAGTATATGAATAAGTTGTTATTCCTTGGCAAGGTCACTAACTTATATGCTGAAGACTATCAGCGTTTGCAAGATACAATTGACGCAAATCTCAAGACACTATATAAAGTTACAGTCAATAATCCTGACCAACCTGCTATCATACGAGGATTTCAACTTGCTATTAATAGTATAGATGCTACAAAAATAGATATTTATCACATCTCAAATACTGGTGCTATTGTTACAGGGGATAATAATATTCTTGAATCCTCAAAAACATATGTTGCATTTTCATTACCAGAATATGTTGAAAATGAAATATATTATATATATGCTAAAGTTGTTATTACACAAAAATCATTTGATCCACAGACAGGAACATATGTATCACAACCACGCAGGCTTGATTTTTCAACATATGATTATGTTTATGATACCGAATTTATAGATTACGAACCTGCTGTTTATACACAAAGTGAATACAATGCACTTACACTTGAGGAAAAGAAGAATTTAATATGTTTGGGTACTGTTACAGCACATGGAGTTGGTAATGCATTAACTGATCTAAATGTTTCTTCTCCTCCACGTATCTATGCTGCAGCAAGACAAACAGAAGGACAGATAACAGAGAGTAACATTTCTGATACTATACGTATGCCACAGTACTGGGTGAAGTCTACATCTAAAACCATGGGTGTAGCTGAAAATGATAATTATATTATATCTGATATAAACCAAAAGTTCACATTAGTAGATGATTTAAACGATCTACGAACGCAGATACGATTAATTAAAGGAACAGCATCGTATAGAGACCAAGCTTCTGGTTCACTTGCAAACTTAGACCCATTAGGAGATTCGTTACATAGTAATGGTGTAGATAATCAAAATGCTAATTCAATGAAAGTTACAGTTGTCTCTGGTTATACAGTAAGAGTACAATCTGGAAAAGGGCTTATACACGGAAAAGTTGTTTCAACACCTAGTACTACACTACCACAATTTACAATTACTCCTGTGCCATTAACAGTAGTTAATCAAGAAACAGGATATACTGTTCCCCCAGATGGAGAACCTGGTTGGTCTCTGTATTTTCAGTTATCAAGAAACTCTTCTGGAGGTTATACAATTGGTCCACTTGAAGGCAATAACACACCAACTGTAGAAGTATATTACTTAGGAGAGTGGCATACACTATCAGATAGTTCAGTGGATTATACATCAGATGGTAGGATTCGTGTTAGTACTGAAGCTACTGACCCTGGTCAACCCCTTAGAGTTTCATATCGGTATGGTCGTGCAAGGTGTGATCTTATTTATGTTACATATGATAATCAATTCCAGATAGTTCAAGGTGCGCCATTAGCTAGTAATAAAACTATACCACCAATTCCTAATCCACCTTCAAATTCAGTGTTGTTGCTTGCTGCTATACATGTTAAACCATTTGCAACAAGTATCACTTCAAGTGACATCATTGATTTGCGTACAATGATACAACCTGTGAGAGATATAGTATTTTTACCAAGTGATAGTTACATACTTAATCCTATTTATCAAACTAATAAGTTAACGTATAGAGATAATCTTGATAATGTAGTTAACCCTACTATAAGTAATGGTTACTGGTCACAAGTAATAGTTTCTGGTGATAAGAGGATTCAAACATCTGTGCCAAACTCTCAAGTACATGGGTATGTTTATTGTCCTCAAAATTCTGAATTATGGATATTAAGAGAAAAGTTTTTTGATTCAGGGTCAATTACATTATATTTTCAAGACGACCCTACACAAGATGCATTTTCTTCTACAATAATTTCAGTTCCTAGAATATCTGGTACAGCAGAAGGCCCTTACTTGCAAAGGTTAAAAACAGGTATTACTAGAGGGTATCATAAATTTGTCATTGCATCTGGTACAGGCAATTTTGGTGTATATGGTTTTATAATCGGGGACTTAAGTGTATTTTACAAAGGTTTTGTACCTGAAGTTGATATTTCTGGAACAGAGAAACTTGTTAAGTTTGATTCACTTTCTACAAAGATAGAAATTGTAGGAGATAGAAAAGGTGTTTTACTTACTGAACCTATATCCTCTTCTACAACAAAGCATTTTTGTACATCGTCAGGAGTATACTTACAACGCTCAGATGCTGAATCACAACATCCTATCTCACGTAAGATAAGTTGGAATGCTCAAACGCCTACTTCTAATGATTATAATGTTCTATTTAACGCTATCTCAGAAAATACACGGGATAAGATATCTTTTATACTCCCAACTACATTAGGTTCTTTTGTTAATTTGAAATGGCTACGTTTCAACTTTTCTGCTTCTGGTGGTGTATCCCAACAGCTACAAGTTATTATTCATAATGAAGATAGTTCGCAGATACTTTTTCAAACATCAATATCTACTAGTAATATTCTTACAGATGGAAGTTATACATATATTGTATTGAATTATACTATTGCGACAGGGTTACCATTTCATATACATGTTAAAAGGGCAGAATTATCAGGAGATGCTACAAAGATTAAAACCTCATCTGTGTCAACTCCTAGTCTTTCAGAAAGTCTATATGCATTGTATATTACACCTAATCCTGGCTTATATCCATCAAATGACTCAATTCGTTTATACAAACTTGATAACACACTCTTAATTCCTGAAACACAAACTTCTGATGATGTACTCTCTAATAATATACCACCAGATGAAAGAATGTTATTCCCTATTCCTGTCGACTTTTCAAATGATACTACTTGGAACAACTGGGATTATCCTGGTTTAGGGGTAGGTATCGATTACATAACAGGTCGTATTAAATTTAGCACAGATGCATATAATTTAATTAATACTCCGTAGGAGGTTATTATGGCTATACAACTTGCAACAAGATTTCATGTTAATATTTCATTACAAGAACTTAGCACCAAGTTTCTACCTGTGTATGGACAGCCTGGTATCAATTTACATGACTGGTTAAACTCTGATATTGACTTATCAGGTAAAAAACATATACTTGATACAACAAACCTCACTGCACTTGTTGTTGAGGGTGGTGCAACAATTAAGAAAGATATGCAGGTTGAAGGTACGTTAAATGCGTTAACTACTGTACAAACACCCGATATTACTGTTTCAGGAACATTACATTTAACTAATACAACTACTACACCAATTACTATTGCGTCTTCAGAAATGATTCAGAACTTAAATGCAGAGAAAATTGGTGGTCATACTATTGATACAATTTATGCAATCGCATTTTTCTTTGGAGGATAATATATGATAGCTACAGCATCCAATATCACAACTGAGACAACAGTTTTTACATGCCCTGCAAACAAAAAAGCTATAGCTGAGATTTATTTATGCTCAAATGATTCAGCTGAGACTATACTGAAAATCAATGATATAGTTTGTGTTTCTATGCCACTATCTACCACACTTTCTATTAAACTAATATTAGAGGCAGGAGATACAGTTAAAGTTAGCTCTCCCGTTTCAGGTAGTGTAAATGTAATTATATCTGGGTTACTTATCTAATATTATAAAAGTGAGATTATGTTTATTTATCATGCATTTAAAACAATAGATGAAAATGAAACACTAGAAGGTTTTCTACCAAGTACAGAACCACAACTATATACGATATCTGTTACAGATTCTACAGTAAAGTTAAAAGAAAGTTGGTTCACACTACTAGTACAAAAGCTTGGTCTTAGGTACAAAGTAACAAGTTTACTTATTCCTTTGTATGTATATTCCACAGATATACAAAATAATGCAACATTCAATGTAGAGAATTATATAACAACATGTTATGACTATGTAATTGTTGTATAACTAAGATTTTTTGATATAATATATAGTATTATAAGGAGTATATATGAATCAAAAGCCAGACATAAAACTTCTTACCACAGTTTCAATACCAGTTGAGTCTGTATTAGAAACAGTTATAAAGCTTGAGATACTACGTAAATCTGATAGAAAAGTGATATGTAGAAAGAGATTTTAAAATGTATAAGCTACAGCAGATGACAATCACTGCAAATCTCTTTCTATGCTTGGATTTATATAGTTACAAGAAAAACTTAATGAAAGAGTAAATTATGATCGTGAAAGTAAGAAATGACCAGATTATCAGCATAATGAATGAGGTAGAGTATAAGAATGGTGGGAAGTATAACATCTATAAAGTTGATTGTCCACTAGACATCACACAACCTTTTTCTTCCCAGGTTGATGTTAGTAAGTTAGAAACAATTTCTGAGCTTGAGTTAACAGATTTATCTATTGTTCGTGTTATAGAAGATCTTGCTGACCTTTTAATTAGTAAGAACATAATTACATTTCAAGATTTACCAGATAAAGTAAAGGAGAAACTAATAACACGAAAACAACTTAGAAGTAAACTAAGAGAGTGAGGTGAGTTATGGATATTAAAAAATTTGTAAATAAGGAGTTTTGGTCCAAAAAAGAAATTTCATATCAGTATGTACATTTTACTAATGCCGCTGCTGTTAGTTACATACTTGCCTGGTTTACTCACGGGTATATAGCTACTATGTTTGCAGGATTTCTTATAGGTTGTATAGTTGAGATTAATCAATGGATTCATGGTAACCACAAGATTGAGGATTCTATCAGAGATTTATGTTTTTGGCTTCTTGGAAGTATTGTAGGATACTACTTATTATTCTAGCTTGTATGTTCTATTGTTTATATATTATAATAGAATAAGAGAAGGTACTACATATGTCCATAACTATTTTAAACAAGCGAACTAAGTTTACGGAATTGAGCGATGTGCCTCACTCATATACTGGTTCTGCAGGCAAATCACTTGTTGTCAAAGCTACTGAAGATGGGTTAGAGTTCGGAGGTGGCGGCTTTGCTGCACCTCCTGATATATTATTTGAAACATTTTCTATTACAAGTATTACATATGATACATATGGTAATATAACAGAGATTATTGCAGCAACAGGGCATAAAGCTACATTTACATATAATACAAGTAACAAGCTAATAGAAGAAAAATATTATAACCAAGATGGAACATCATTATTACTTACAATATCATATACATATGATACTAACGGAAATCTAGAAACAATAACAAGAGTTGAGGTGTAGTATATGGAAGAAGTATATGCAAAAGTTGTTAATGGACAGATTGTAGAGTATCCTGTATATCTTGTACATATTAAAACACGTGGTCATGATGTGAAAGACTATGTTAGAGTAGTAGATAGAAAACAACCAATTGTTGATTTTTATCATATAGCAGTTCCTAGAATGTACTTTGAACCATTTGGTAACTTTGTTATTATTGAGTATGATATTGTTGAAAAATCAGCTGCTCAAATAGAGCAAGATCTGGAGAAGGAAAAGCAAGCGCGAATACAAGTACTTAAGAAAAACTTACTTAATTTTTTGAATGCTTCAAGTGATGAAACACCTGCAATATTTGAAGAAGTACCTGAATCCTTTACCTTTATAAGTAGAAATAAACCAAAACTATCATCTACAGTTCTTAATACAGATGTAGATTTTAGCTATTCTGCTTTATATAATGTACAATGTATTATTAACACATTAAGTAATCCAGAATCTACGATACTATTTAGAATATATGATAACTCATTTATACTTGTAGAAAAGGAGCAACTACAAGCTCTTAAACAAGAAATGGAAGCAAAGATTGTTAGTTTAATTCAACAAAAGTTTGAGAGAGAGGCTTTAATCAAGTCAGCTCAAACATATGAACAACTACTTTCCATTCCACTTACATTTAACTAACAGGTTGTACTATGCATTCACTACTACTTAAAAATGAATATACATTAAAGTATAAATACAAATCATATCATACTATCTTAGATGGACCAGTAAATATTAGTTCGTTAGGAGAATGGGTTGATTATACCATTGTTAACTACTCTACTTTTTCAACATATGAAGTGTACTCACCAGATACAAGTGTAGAGATTACAGTTATAAATGATACTATACGCATAAAGCTCACTGCAGTTAGAGATTCTATTGTGGTTATTATTAATACTGATGGTGTGTATGACATATATACATTACCTGTACTATTACTTCCTAGTACTCCCTCAATTACGTATCCAACTACAGGCTTGACTATCAATAGCTTTACATTCACTGCAACTTCTTCTCCATTTTCGTCTCCTTCTGGTTCACTGCATGTTTCTTCCGATTGGCAAGTTGCAACTAATTCTGCTTTTTCAAACATTGTTTTTCAAAGTTTGAATAACACAACTAATAAAACCTCGATTCAAATTACAGTTTCGTCTGAAAATACATATTATATTAGAGTTAGATATAAAGATTCATATAACAAGTATTCACAATGGTCAAACGCATCTAGTTTCATTATTAGTATTCTTCCACCAGGAACACCCTCAATTACATATCCAACTACAGGCTTGACTATTAATGATTTTACATTCACTGCAACTTCGTCTCCATTTTCGTCTCCTTCTGGTTCACTGCATGTTTCTTCTGATTGGCAAGTTGCAACTGATTCTGCTTTTTCAAACATTGTTTTTCAAAGTTTGAATGACACAACTAATAAAACTTCAATTCAAATTACAGTTCCGTCTGAAAATACATATTATATTAGAGTTAGATATAAAGATTCAAATAATAAGTATTCACAATGGTCAAGTGTAGTGAGTTTCAACGTTAATGTAATTCCAAACAGTGAGTTTCAAATCTTGACAGCCTCTGACAAAGCAGCGGATGACCGTTTTGGTTACTCTGTCTCACTTTCAGGAAACGTAGCAATTGTAGGTGCCTTTTATGCTAGCCCAGGTGGAACTGAACGTGCGGGCAAAGCTTACATTTTTAGATACAATGGAACCTCATGGATACAGGAAGCTATTTTGATAGCTTCTGACAAAGCAGCAAATGACTTCTTCGGCTTCTCTGTCTCAATTTCAGGAAACGTAGCAATTGTAGGTGCGAGTCGTGCTGACCCAGGTGGAACTACAGATGCAGGCAAAGCGTACATTTTTAGATACAATGGAACCTCATGGATACAGGAAGCTATTTTGATAGCCTCTGACAAAGCAGCAAGTGACTGGTTTGGCAACTCTGTCTCAATTTCAGGAAATGTAGCAATTGTAGGTGCAGATAGGGCTAACCCAGGTGGAACTACACGTGCAGGCAAAGCCTACATTTTTAGATACAATGGAACCTCATGGATACAGGAAGCTATTTTGATAGCCTCTGACAAAACAGCAGATGACCGTTTTGGCAACTCTGTCTCAATTTCAGGAAACGTAGCAATTGTAGGTGCATATAAGGCTGACCCAAGTGGAACTGAAGATGCAGGCAAAGCGTACATTTTTAGATACAATGGAACCTCATGGATACAGGAAGCTATTTTGATAGCCTCTGACAAAGCAGCAAGTGACTGGTTTGGCAACTCTGTCTCAATTTCAGGAAACATAGCAATTGTAGGTGCGAATCTTGCTGACCCAGGTGGAATTACAAATGCGGGCAAAGCGTACATTTTTAGATACAATGGAACCTCGTGGATACAGGAAGCCATTCTGACTGCTTCTGACAAAGCAGCAACTGACCATTTCGGCTTCTCTGTCTCAATTTCAGGAAATGTAACAATTGTAGGTGCGTATTATGCTTCCCCAGGTGGAATTACAAAAGCGGGCAAAGCTTACATTTTTAGATACAATGGAACCTCATGGATACAGGAAGCCATTCTGATAGCCTCTGACAAAGCAGCAAGTGACTGGTTCGGCTACTCTGTTTCAATTTCAGGAAACGTAGCAATTGTAGGTGCGTATCTTGCTTCCCCAGGTGGAATTACAAAAGCGGGCAAAGCATATATTTTTGTGTGAGGATAAAAGGAGTTTGCATGAAAAGTTGCTTATGGTTAAATCATATACCTTATAACTATCCAAGATTATTAGGACCTACATCTGTGGAGGTTAGTAAGAAT